CAACATTAGTTGGTCTCCTGTTGTGTATGATGGGGGCATTAAAGAGTATCAAATACTTCGCAATGGAAAACAAGTAGGGACATCAGTAACAGCGACCTATAAAGACACAGGCCTAACTGGTGATACAACATATTCTTATCAAGTGAAAGCAGTTGGGAATAACGGATTAAATTCTCCGTTAAGCGTTGAATTATCAGCGAAAACCAATGCTTCAGGATCATAGGTGATTATATGTTAGAGCTATTAAAAAGAAAAATGAAAATCGATGGAAATGAAGAGGATACAGATATTCAACTTCTAATCGATGGAGCAAAAGAATCCTTATTGCAATCTGGTGTTCCTGAAAGTGAAAAGGCACTATATAAAATCGCGGTAATAACGCATGTTTTATTAAACTATGAAAATCAAGATAAATCATTAAATGTCCCGGCATTAAAGCATTCATTAGAAACCACCATATTACAATTAAGGGACTATAATTACGGTGATAATCATGAATCCAAGTAAATTAAATAAACGAATAACAATTCAGCAAGAAATCACAAATAAAAAAGATGAAGAAGGGAATCCAGTTCCGTCAGAATGGAAAGATGTTGTCACTGTTTGGGCGAGAGCAAAAACACCATTCGGAAAGGGATTCAATTATGAAATATTCACTGGAAACACCGAAAATGCGGTTCGCACAGTGAATTTTTTTATGAGATTCCGTAGAGGAATTGATACAAAAATGCGCGTCTTATATGATGGACGTTTATTTGAAGTTAAAGCTGTTATAGATGTTGATGAACAGCATAAAGAAATCTGTTTAGTGTGCGAGGAAAGATCCATATGGCAGAAGTAACGACCTTTGGAATCCAGGAAGCTATTCAGCGTTTCGAAGCATTGGGAAGGAACGTAAAAACAGTTGAAAATACGGCGTTAAAAAAGGGCGCTGAAGTAGTGAAAGATGCATTAGAGGTAGAAAGTCCAGCTAGTGCATCTCCTAAACCACCTTCACCTAAAGAATCTTGGCGAACAGGAAAGCATGCAAAAGATGAAGTGCTTGTTGGTAAAGTGAAGAATCGAAATGGAGTCAAATCTATTAGTGTGGGATGGGAAAAAGATGATAATTCTCCACATTTTTATATGAAATTCCAAAACTGGGGGACTAGTAAAATGCCACATCCACCACATAAAGGATTTATAGAAAAGACAGTAACACATACAGAAGTAAAGGCGGTTCATGAAATGAGAAATATCTTTGCGGCGGCGTTGCATATCGTATGAGGTTTCTAGAAAAAGATGTGCTACGTGCTCTTACGATTCCTTTTATTGTGGAAAAGCTAGGTGGAGAATACATTTATAACATGGTTCGTGGCGATGACGAGAGCAAAACATGGATCACTTATTCTGAATTAGATAATGGTGCTGGAAGATACGCTGAAGGAGTGGAATCTACCAGCACCATTTTATTTCAAGTTGATATTTGGTCTTTTATGCCTGTTAAGGGTGATTTAAAAGAAGTGGTAAATACTTCCATGAAAAATATAGGTTTCAAGCGTATTACAACAGCAAATTTATACGAATCAGATACGAAAATATACCACTATGGTATGAGATTTCGTACTGACATTAAACTTTAGGGGGAAAATAAATGGCTATTCCAATCGATTTTAGAGATTTACATTATGCAATTTTAACAGAAACACCAGATGGTAAGGCTACCTACGCCACGCCTAAACGAGTTGGTTACACGGTAAGTGGGAAAGCATCACCTAAATCTGAATCTGTTACGTTTTACGCAGAAGGTGGTCCACGAGCGACAGCTTCGGCCTTTGGTGGAGTAGAACTTGAATTTGAAGTAGATTCATTGCCATTAGAAGTGTATGCAGAAGTATTAGGTAAGAAGGTTGTTAAAGGACAAGTTGTCGATAACGTAAATGATATCGCGCCATATGTAGCAATTTTATATCGTTTGCCTAAAGACAACGGAAAAAATAAATTCTATTGCTACTATAAAACAAAATTTGAAATTCCAGAGGACGAGCACAAAACAGCAGAAGACAAACCGAACTTCCAATCATCCAAAGTGAAATGTAAAGCGATTCAACGTGAAGATGGGAATTGGAGACATATTTTGGATGAAGAGTCAACGGGTGCGGATGCTTCTGTAGCTTCAAATTGGTTTAAAACAGTACCAAGCCCACCAGTAGTGGCAGGACCTTAAGTTTAAGAAATCTGACAATGAGAAGGTGCAGCGTAATGCTGTGCCTTTTATTTATGAGAGGAGATTCGATTATGCAAGAAACACAAAAAACAGAAACGTTTAAATTGGTTTTAAATTTATCTACTGGTAAAAAAACTTTCTTTCTACCTAATTTCATTTCGGCTACTGATGCATTTGTGGCGGCAGAGTGGACAGAAAAGTTAAATGCTGAAACTGTTCAATTTGATTTATTAAAAGAAGCTACTCAATTTGTTGTTAAATTGTTTGGTAATCGCTTCACGGTAGAGGATTTCCTTAATGGTATACATGCTTGGTTTTTAACTTCAACTATTTACTCTATTTGTTTAGCGATTATAGGGCGTATTGCTGAAGCAGTTGCTATTATCAATGCTATTGATTCGAAGACAAATTCATCAAAAAAAAAGAAAATGAGAAACAGAAGGAACCATTCAAACCGACAGAACTAATGCTTGGTATTTATAGCATGCTTCAAGATGCTGGTATATCTCAAGCAGATATAAATCAAATGGATCTAGTCCTCTTTTTTAAAACATTAGGCTACAAACAACAGCAAGAAGATAAAAAAGTTGTTCGAACAGCAGATCAAGCGCCAGCTTGGTTATAAAGGTAGGTGAAATAAATGGCTGGAGATATGGAAATTGGCGCCCGGGTCACGCTTGATACACAACGTTTTGAAAATGGTGTCGCTGGTGTTAATCGTGGTTTACGTCTATTAGATTCTGAATTTAATTTAACGAGTGAACGTGCGAGGTTACTTGGAAATTCTGTAGAGCAGTTACAAAATAAATTAACTTATTTAAATGAGAAGTTCACTCTACAAGGACAAAAGGTAGAGCATTACCGTCAAAAAATTGAACAAGCAAGACAAAAGCAAGAACAATTACAAGCATCTAATTTAACATTGGCAGCATCGATGGAACGCCTTGAAACACAGTATAACCAAGCTGTACAAAACTTCGGACGTAATTCACAAGAAGCTAAACAATTGAAGCAAGAATTAAAGCAGCTTCAAGCTGAATATACATCAAACGGCCAGGCATTACAGCGATTAAATACGCAAATCGATAACAATACAATTGCTATGAATCGTGCTGAAACAGCTCAAGAACGGATTCGAAATGAAATCAGAGAAACAAACCGTGAATTAGCCGAACAGCAGAATCGCCTACATCGAACTGGGGAACGAATGCGTGATACAGGAAATAAAATGCAGGACGTTGGTGGTCAAGTCGGAACAACCTTTGCAACAATGACTGGTGTTATCGGAGCTGGACTTGCGGTGGCTGTGAAAGAATCGATGAACTTTGAGCAGAAGATGGCGGATATTCAAGCAGTTTCTGGTGCAACTGGCGATGAAATGAAAAAGATTAGTGAACTTGCTGTAGAAATGGGAGAAAAAACAAAATATTCTTCTGTACAAGCAGGACAAGGGATTGAAGAGTTAATTAAAGCAGGTGTATCTCTTACCGATATTATTAATGGTGGGTTAGAAGGCGCCCTTAACCTAGCAACAGCTGGGGAATTAGAATTGGGAGATGCAGCAGAAATTGCTTCGACAGCTCTAAATGCGTTCAAGGATGATAATTTATCAGTAGCACAAGCAGCTGATCTATTGGCTGGTGCAGCAAATGCTTCCGCAACGAATGTTAGTGAATTGAAATTTGGTTTATCGATGGTTTCAGCGGTGGCAGCGGGTGTAGGACTAAGTTTTAAAGATACTACAACAGCCTTAGCTTTATTTGCACAGAACGGTTTAAAAGGTTCTGATGCAGGTACTTCACTGAAAACAATGCTTGCAAACTTAATTCCTAAATCTAACGAAGCATACGAAATGTTTAGCGAGTTGGGATTAATAACAATTGATACTGGAAAGGCAATGCAGTTTCTTGGAGAAAAAGGTATTAAGCCAACTTCAACGTCATTTCAAGATGTAACTGGATCTTTATCTGAATACGCAGCTAAACAAGCTGGTGTAAAAGTTGGTTCTGAAAAAGCTGAGAAAGCATTTCAGAAGTTAACCTTTTCAACTGGTATCATGACAAACGCCTTTTTTGATTCAAATGGAAACTTAAAAAACATGTCCGATATTGCTGAAGTTCTCCAAATGGCAATGCAAGGGTTAACGGCTGAACAAAGACAATCTTACATGTATACGTTATTTGGATCTGATGCTATTCGTGCCGCTAACATCCTTTATAAAGAGGGCGCAAATGGTGTGAAAAATATGTATACGGAAATGTCAAAGGTAACAGCATTAGAAGTTGCTGAGACGAAGATGAACACGACTAAAGGTAAAATGGAGCAGCTAAGTGGTGCTGTAGATACACTGAAAAAATCATTCGGTGATGCTTTGTTACCAATATTAGTTGATGTGGTAGAAGGTGTGCAAGGTGTAGTAGATTGGTTTAATAATTTAGATGAATCCACACAAAGTACGATTGCTAAAAGTGCATTATTAGCTTTTGGGATAGCAGGTGTAACTACAGCGTTAGGCTTTCTTGCTATGGGTGTAGGTGCTTTATTGGCAAATCCAATTGCTTTAGCGATTACAGGAGCAGTCCTTGCTGTAGGAGCGCTTGGTATAGCAATAGTGGACCTAAATGAAAAATCAAATCAAGCTCAAACAAATATGTCTAAGTTTGGTCAGAATGTAAGTGAAGCAACAAGTAAAGCAGCTAGCGCTTATGTAGATTTAAAAGATAAAGCTATTAATAATATGATGGATTTGAAACTTAAAACAGGAGAAGAAGCAAATAAAGCAGCTGATG